CCTGTCGTATTATTTGCAATGACAAGGTGGGCAGGAAACGATTGGCTAGTTCCTGCTATGCCGCCGTTTGAGGTGCTGATCGCAGCAGATGATCCGGCGGTGTGGTTGCTGGTGCTGGTGTAATAAGTGCCTTCTTGGTTATCTAGCTTTTCGGCGTTAGTAGCTTGATCTGCCGTTTCGGCTTTAAGGTTGCCGCTACTATCCCGTGTTGGGATTGCCCCAGCGCCGGAACCGACCTTCTTGGTGCTGTTCTTCTTTGTGTTGTCGGTTGAACTTGGCCCAATCCTAACCGAGTCTTCCGGCAACAATTCCTCCTCAACAATGGTAGTTGCTGGGGCAGGGGTTGATGTGATCGTCAACTTACCATCTGCATCAATGGTTCCATCACCGTATATGGTTTTGGGTTGGTACTTACGATCACCCTGTGCAATCAACAGAGATGCCTCATCAGCGGGAGCAATCTTTTTGGGACTGATCTTCGCTTGATTACTGATCTTACCATCAGTAATTGAAAGAGGGTCTATGTTGGTGCGGCTAGACATTAATATTCGCTAACTATTGCCATCACTTTCCATGACCCTATTGTTAATTGGGGTTCGGTTGAATTTCCAGAAGCCTTATGAGGCACTCTTGGCATTTGGTTAATATGAATACCAACATTAGTTGAATCTATATAAGCTGAAGAAAAATTATCTGCATCAGCAAAGCCGCATTGAGAATAAACTTTATCCCCCACAACATACCCATGATTATCGGTTGTACATTCAAAATACCAATCAACTAAATGAGGGTAGTTTGTTGTTCCCGAGGCAACCGTTACCCCGTGTTCTGCCGTCATTTTTGCATTTAAAGTTATGGAGGTAGCAACAGGAACAATCTTATTGTAAACTTTTAAAACAGGATCGTTTGCTGTTGTGACAGGGATTTTTCCGGCTGAAGATCCTGTCAATTCCTCAACATTGCCTCCGGAGCCAAAGGTTAAAAATCCAGCTTGTGAATTGCTACTGCTTGCCAATTTAGCAATCGGTACCGAAGCATTTTTCAGCCTTAGTTTGTTATTGCTGATTTCAATTGTTTGATCATCAACAATGTCAGTATTCAGATGCACACCCTGAACAGCGTTGG